GCGATGCAAGAAACTTTAGTTTCATTTACTTCTGCTTAGGCTCAGGCTTCACATTCTTCAACTGAACAGACTGCTGGAAGGCAGCGTTAATCTCGTTTTGAGTCAATCTACCATCTTCAAGGAAAGCCAAAGAAAGACGCTCAATAACCTTAGCAACAGCAAGTATTCCACCAATGGCAGCAGCAGTCGCAGGGGCAACACCGCCCAAAGAACCCGCACCAATAACACCTAGAGCAGAAGCAACAAAAGTCGCAACAATTCTCAGCAATACATTTCCAGCAGACTTCATAATTACCCCTTGTTTCCTAGAATGTGTTTCAGCGGGTCAATCAAATCTTCATAAGCGCTCAAGTGAATGTTCGGGTTAGAGTGATCCTTGTTAGCCTTGCCAATGCTCAAGTGCAAGTGCGCACCGGTAGAAGCTGAGCCAGAAGGAGTGTTCTTACCGCCACCAACAAGCCCCAAAACAGTTTTACCGCCAACGACCTTATCGCCCTTCACTAGCGGAGACTTCTCAGCCAAGTGAGCGTAAAGCACCCAATAACCATCTTTAGTTGAATGAATAACAATCCAACCCAAAACATCAGTCCAAGTTGAAACAAAAACAGTTCCATCAGTAATCGCCTTGATAGCAGACTTCTCTTTAGGACTCCAGTCCTGCCCGCGATGTGGTCTACCATTACGATAAGGGGCAAGATTACCGAACTCATCGTTACGAGTATTGGCAGGAAAAGGCTCAAAATAGATTGTCATAAGACAATTCTAAATTAGGGGATGTTACAGCCCGAAAGCGCTCTTCAGCAAAACGACAGCAACGCTAGTAACAACAGCAGTAATGAGAGCAGGAATCCAGGCACTCCGGTTGATCTGCTTCTCTAGTTCTCTAATTCTTGTTTCGTGATCGCGTGAAGCATCAAGTATTTGAATTGAGTTTGCTTTTAGAATCTCAATGTCGCGCACAATCTGCAACAACAAAGTTTGATTAGTAGGTTTAGTTGGCTCACTCAATTGGGGTCATCTCCTGACCACACAAACCACATACAAGCATCCCTTCAGCAGGCGGAGTATGTTCATCGCCCTGCATAAAGCAACCTTCAGTTTTACAGCTAAACATTTCCATCCTTATCCCGCAGCAGTTCCAGTAGCCATCATCACTGCAATACCATAAAGAGTTTGAGTTGCAGGCTGAGAGACACCACCATTATTGACCAGGGCAATTGTTGCAGTTCCAGTAGTAACAGCGTTAACAACAGGCGTGAAGTACGCTCCACTAGTGGCAAGCCCGCAAACAATCGGGGTAGTTCCGAATCGGGATGTAGGGAAAACAACAGACACAAGCGCGGAAGAACCCGCAGCAACAGCAGTAGCCGGCCCAGTTGCGCTAAAGACAGTCATCGCAGAAGGAAGCGGTTGCCATTGTGCTCCATCCCAATGTTCAATTCTGTCTTTATCAGTTAGGTAAGAAACCTGTCCAGCAGTAGCAGAAGGAATACCGGTAGCCCTGACAGCTGAAGAACCAAAAGTTCCAACAACCTGCGCTGAAACATAAGTGTTTAGATCTGATGCGGTAAGGACATCACCGATAGCCCAAGTTTTCAAAGTCATAAAGTATCTCCTAAATCCCTATTCTACTAGCCTAAAGTATCAGTATCTAAGACAGCTAAAAGAGTGCTATCCAAGCGTATAGGCAAGTTATCTAAAGAAGCCAAAGTAAGAGTTAGTTTATGGCTTTCAGGGTTCATGTTCGAGTTCATACTCAAAACTTGATAATACTTATCCACTACCGAACCGGTTGCTGAAGGTTGAAAACAAAGCCTAATGACATCACGCAATTCAATGGCCAAAACAAGATTTTGTTGGATTGCAGTCAAAGACTCTAATTGAAGAGTGATCGCACTAGCCCTATATTCTGGCAGGCGATATTCAGCCAACAAAGAAGCAGCAATTTGAGCAGGTTTAGTTGTAGAAATAGTTAGATTGTCTGTTTGAGAGAAAGTCTTTAAACCATATTTTGTTTGCCCAGTACTATCTTCGGCAACAGCAGTAGCATTAGTACCAACGACCTGCACCTTGTTATAAAGATTCTCTGAAGCATAAACAACACTTAGCTCAGTAAAAGCGATGCCTGTTCCATTACCATAACTTGCACCCTGAGAGTTTTGGTCAGCAAAAGTCAAAATTGTTGGTGCAGAAATCGCTGAAGCCGAAGAAATCAACATTCCGCTAGAGGACTTATATGCTGTTCCACCCCAAGCGTTGAAATAAACAGTTGAAGCAGTATTTGTATAAGGGTTGTATGTTCCGTCAAAATAGTTCACCCAGGCTGTTCCACGCTCAACTTGAATACCATTACCAAAGAAATCGCTTGATGATGTTGTTCCGTTAGCAAAAACAGTGAACAAAACACCGCCCGCAGTTCCATTACCGCCAGTCATAGTGGCAGTTGCACTAAGTTGAGTCCAAGCAGTTGAACTTGTTGTTACAGTGCTTATAGCCGTTCCTGCGATATTGCCTAAAGTATCGAGAAGATAGAAGTCAACTTCAATAGCAACCGCACCAGTCGCACCCTTGAAGAACCCTGAGAAAACATAGGCAGTTGCACCGCCATCAGGATTATATTTGTTGTAATCAATTTCTTGATAGCTCATCAAGTCTTGTAGATCAGGAATAGAAATCTGCGACTTGTTTGCTGTTCCACCATAAGGGGTAACAACAGTTGAAGCAGCCTGATAACCCTTTACCCAACCACTTTGACCATTAACATCATAGGTCGCTGTTCCAGGGTATTTGACTAGATTCTGGCGGTTACTGTTAGTCCAAACATAGTTAGTAAAACTTCTATCTTTCATCACCATAACTGCTGAAGCGTTGCTGTAAAAGTCTGCTGGCTCAGTTCGAGCAAGTTGTTGCAGATAAGCTAAAACACTATCACCAGGAGCATTGACATCTAATCCAACAATTGTCTGGCTACCATTTACACCAGCGTATTCGGCTGCTCCAAAACTGTTGTTATTCATTACTCGCTTGATGCGGTCAGAAGTACCTTCAATGACTGTTGCAGTTCCACCAGTGAAATAGGCATTACCAACCCTGTAAATCTCATCTAAAGCGGTTACAGTCGCTTGACCATCTAGGCCAGCAGAATCATAAGAAAATTGCCAATCTTGAACAAATCCAGTAAAAACTCTGATTCCATTGGCAGAAACTCTAATCTTGCCACCAGGTTGAACAACAGTATAACCACCGGCAGAATACCAAAGAATAGAAGAAGTATTTAGGGGGTCAAAGACACGAGCATTATTTACAAAAGTTACTGAAACAGATCCAGCAGAATAATCTTCAAGAGATCTGTTAATTCCCTTATTGATAGTTACACTTTGCGCATAACTTGAAACATCAATATAACCGCTTGAACCAAAACTTAGTTCAACAATATAGGTAGGCGTTGCCATTATCTACCCCAAGCAGCAGGAAGGCTACCATTACCCTTGACATATTTACTGACTGCATCAACAACAGCTTTGGGGTCAGCAGACTGAACATAAATATTCACTGTATTTCCAAAACCATTTTTACTGCCCAAAGGAATGATGGCTTCAGGTCGGCCACCTTCTCCAACAGTTACATTAGTTCCACCAGGGGAAGGCATAACAATTCCACCCTTAGCCAGTTTAGGCAAATTGAGATTAGGAATGTTATTAACATGCAAATCAATAGCACCAAAAGAAGCAGCCTTGACACCATCAAGAACTGAGTTCAAACCGCCCAACATACCATTTATGCCATTGATAACACCATTTATAAAACCTTCAAACATGCCAATCCAAAAGTTCACATAACCCTTGAAAGCCTTGCTAATGAAATCAAAGGCAGTAGTGAAAGCAGAAGAAACAACACCCCAAGCACCAGACATCCACTTAATGCTTGCCTGAAAAATAAGAACCATCTTTTCCCAAGTGTCTTGGAAGAAAGTTGTTTGAGTTGCAAGATAAGTGATACCTGCGATAACTGCGAGAATAGCTGCAACAACTAAAGTCCATCCAACAGCAGTCAAAGCACCAGCCAAAACGATAGTCTCGCTAGCCAAAATACCTTGAACAACAGCAAGCGCAGTAGTAGCGGCAGTCCATGCTTTTGTTGCTGCAACGATGGCCAAAATAGTCAAACCAAACTCTTTGACACCAGGCATGCTAAGGACTCTCATAAGTTCAACTAGCATTGGCAAAATAAAACTTCCAATTTGTTCCTTGAAGTTATCCATCGAAACATTGAACTTTGCGAAAGGATCTGCTTTCTTAGCTGCAAACCCTTCAAACTCGGCAGCCAAATCACCTAAAACATCTTTAGAGTTCTTGAGTTCAGGGAACATACGCTTTAGCGCAGCAGTATTACCTTTATATGCCTGAGCAACAGCCTTTGAGACTTTCTCTTGATTCAAACCAGAACCAGCCGAAGCATCTAAAGTAATTTGCAATAATTGCTGAGCCTTTTGAACATCTCCAGTAACTCTCGCAAAACGAGACATCGCAGGTCTAAGTTCATCGTCTAGGATTCCCAGTTGATTAGATAAGGTCTGCAAATAACTTTCATTAGCAGCAACCTGCGCATCAGTGGCATCAGTAGAACGCTTTAGTTGAGTAGCCAAAAGAAGCTGAGACTTAGCATCGGCAGAAGCAGCCTTAGCAGCATCAGTAAGCTGGCTGATACCTAAACCGATACCGGCAGCAGCAATAACCTTGCCAAGCCCCTTAAAACCGCCCTGAGCCTTCTTAATGCCTGAATCATCAAACTTAGATAATAGATTGACAATAACTGGCATTAGTTGATCTTCCTGTTCACTTTCGCAGCGTACTTCTCAAGTATCAATTTTATCTCAGCCTGTACACGCGGAAGAGACTTCTCAACGCCAGGATAAACAAAGTTATTAGTCCGGTTAGATCTCAAGTGTCTAATCATTGACTTTCCTTGAGTTGTTACTCGATGAGTTCGAGTTTGACCCTTCCAGGTATAAGAATTAGTTACGCTTCTTCTTGGCGTTCCTGAGCCTTTGCCAGCGGTATCAGCTAGAACAGTTGCAGGCGAATTAACTTTTATACTAGCAAGAGCAGTAACGGCAGATCTCCTAGAACCTTTAGTTGTAAAACTAAACTTTACTTCATCAGGTTTCTTGCCAACTCCCCAACCTAAACGGCCACGAGTGTTAGTTACAGGGCGAACCTTAGATTCAAAAGGGTTCACTTTAGGGATAGCAGACTTAATGGCTGATATGGCTTCTCCGGCAGCATCTCGACTATCTTTGACAAGCGCTTTCTTTAGACCAGGCTCAATTTCATTTAACGCCTTCACTATTTCTTTAGCGTTATAGACAACTGCTGTCTCAGGCATTACTTACCCCTAACTTCATTTTGCGATCTAACTGCATAATACATAGTTATTAGCATGCGGTCAGTCTCCTGCATTAGAACACTAGGAGCAATACCTGTTGCAACAGCTAAGTTAGCGATAAACCAATGAGTTGAAGTCTCGCCTATGCTTTTGATGCTTTTGGGTCAGCAACCTCAACTGTTTCAACTGTTTCGCACCAAGCTTCAAACTCGGCAGAAGTCTTACCTAAACGCTTAGAAGCAAGCCAAGCCAAATAGTAAAGGTGAGTAAGTTTCTGCAACTTATCAATGCTCAAATCAAAATAGGATTCCCATTTGATTAGATCAGAAGCAGAAGTTTGTAGCGCATAAACTTCACCGGTTGAAGGCGTTATTGTGATATCAATTTTTTGCATGAAATCACTCTAGCCCAAAGGTTAGGCAGTTGCGCGAGAGACTGTTCCAGTTGTAGGCCAAGTAACTGAGAAGGTAGCCAAATCACCGATGTTACCTGAAACAGGAGTTAAGTCTGTCACCAAACACACCGCCGTGTAGGCCGGATTCGAGCTTGAAGTTGCAGTGCTTGTTGGCTTAATAACAACAGTCGCATTAGTTCCTAGCAAAGGCCAAAGAGTTGCATCAACTGTTGAAACAGCGTAATCCTGATTGAAGTTCAAGGTCAAAGAACCTTCTTTTAGGCCAGCAACGCGGCTAACCCAAGTGCTACCAAAAGCAGTAGTTGTAATGTCATTAGCAGAAGTCTTTAGCTCAACCTGAGTCAGGTATGAAGCCAAAGCAGTAGAACCATTGATGCTAACGCTGAAGTCTGTTGCGACAAAGATTGCCATTATTTATCCTTAACTTGCGAATACTTGAACCGAAAACTCGGCACTGTAATAGTCTAATGCATTTATACTAACTGCCCCGATTGCACTTGTTTCAGCAACAAACACATCAAAAGCATAACCGCCAAGAGTGCGATCTGATTCAATCGCATACTTGATAGAACCGCTACCAGGAGCAATATAAACATCCATCGCCTGCTGAGCTGAGCGCTCAGAAACACGCCCCAAAACGACTGTAACCTTGAAAGTGTATTCGGCCATAGAGCGATTGTTTTGCTTGTTGTATTGGACTCGCTCAATACCAATCATGGCCATAGGCGGATTGACCACATCAGGCAAAGTCTCAACAACTCTCAGCCCTGAAATAGTTGCTAGGTTATTTGCTAACCCTGTTCTAAGGTTGCTGATAGCCATTATGCGCCTGTTCTAAGCAGCCTAAACGGATTGATTAGTTGCGCAACATCGCCATCAATGCTGTAACCAACACGCATAATTCCCATGTCAGAAACACCGGCAACACCCAGCGGAGACTCTAAGCGCTTAAACAATCTTGAAGCCTGGATAATGCAAGCAAACTTTATCGGCTCAGGAACACTTGACCAGCCCCAAGTTCCAGTCACTTTTACTAAAGCAATATCTGCCCAAACAGGGAATAAATAGTTATCTGTTGCGGTTATTGCTGTATAAGGTGAATACGCTCCATTAGCCAGTTGATTAGGTGGCAGAAGCTGATAATCGCCAGCATCCCAAGTTGTATCAAAAATTAGCGGATCAGTTGAAGAAGTCTTTAGCTCAGTCAATGTTTGTAAATCATCAATCCAACACATAAAACCATCGTTAGCCTGAAAATAGCGGACAACACCTGCACCAGTTGAATAGAAGAACCGGTTGCAGTATTGGTCAATCATGCGAGAAGCCGAGTTAATGCTTTGCTCAATCAAAGTGTCATCAACAGTGTCAGTAATGCGAAGCGCTGCCTTCACATCCGCAAGAGTGCAATAGCCGTTAGTAACTGCCAAAATAAACTCCTAAAGTCCCTATTAGTTTACCTTAGTTATTTGCACAAGAATATCGTCAGACCTACCCTTGGCAGCAGTCAAATCATAGATCTGCACTGAAAACCCCGTAAAAGCATAAATCTTCTCTGCCAAAGA